CAACATTTGCCCTCATACCGTTGATCATGTCTTGACTTTCGACAGACAAGCTATCAAAGTCTTTATCGCCTGATGGAACTCTTGTGTAAATTGACGCAGGCATACGGTGATATTGACTTTGAAGAAATGCTTCAAGTGTGTGTCTACCATTCAACAATTGAATAGATCCATTGTTTTCAATAAAAGAAGGTGGAAAACTTCCAACAGCCCATCCTCGTTTCAATGACGCAGAAATTTGATCGCAATTTCCACTCTTTTTCTCTACTTTTCTGGGATGATTTGTAGTTTTTACAACCTTTGGACTTGATGGTACAATAAAATCTAATCTGTCAAGTCGTAATCCCAAATAATTTGGGGCTCTATCACTGTTGATCTGCAAGTCTTCAATAATAGTTTCTGGTGAAATAGGTACTTTTTTCATTTTGATTCAATAAAAGGACATTGAGACATCTAAGATGCTCAATATAAAACATTATATCAGAAATATATCACATGTCAAACACCAAACCCATTGTTGAAGTTGGCATAGGCAAACTCTGTGCGATTAACCAACTTTACAGTACCATAAGTTTCGGAGTGGAAAACATAACCTTCACCTGAACATTGTTTACCATCAGGAAGATAAGTTGCAGGAGCATCATTGATAATCAGACTATCCATAATGTCAAGTTTGATTTCCATCACAAACTGATACAAATTCGCAAGGTGTTGACAACCCAGAATATCGGTTAGTGTTGCATCATCAATATATTGTCCAGATTTGATGAGTTTATTGATCTCAATCTTAGCTTGTTCTGCCTTCTTAGGTGACAGAAACTTGATAGACTTCTTGTCTACTTTCGGTGCAAGTTCACGACTGAAGACACGATCAACCGAAGGTTGTACCCACTTGACCATATCAGTATCTTCAAATGTTTCGGTCAATGGTTCACAAACAGAGTCATACATCTCAGAATAAACATTCACAACAGTATGAGGAGCGATAACAAGTTTCTGTTCAATCGCCTCAGGGAAAACATATGTCAGAGTGTTCTGAGTGAAGACATCAGTTCTACCAAACCCAAGCCAATCACCCCAATAGATGTTCTTGGTACGAGGAAGATACTTAAGACAATGTGAAAGAATATCTACAACTTCTATTTGATGACCAAAATGGGTCATAATGTCTTCTGTGGTGTAGCAGAGTTTGATTTTCTTCTTATTAAAGCAACTTTTTGTACACACAAAAAACTTACCATTGGCAGGGTTAGTACCCCAAACCAACGACATACCGTCCATCTTCATAGAGATGTGGGCAACATCATACAACAAATCCAACACCTTAAGATCTCCAGTCAAGATCATATCTTCAGGATGCTCGAGATGTGTAGAGGCCATAAATTCTTTAGTCTTATACTATAGTGGACGTTTAGAGGTTACTAACTTTAATTCTAAGGGATTTGTCTTTGTAGTCAATACCTAACCCTTTCTGGTGGTTAGAGAGTCCACCAGGGGTAGAAATATGACCAGTAATCAAACATTTCCATCTCTGTGAGTGTGTTGTTTTTGCACATCTCTTTGACCTCTCTGATTGTTGTTCAGGAGTCATTGCCCATATACCTATCTTGTTCTCTATTTGAGTACGAGCACCCTTCCTCCCTGCGTATTTAGCCACGGGAGTTCTATCGTAATCAGGGTGAAATATACCCAGTTGTTCATCTTTTGTTGTACGGCCACCCAATCTACCAGCGATACGACACATTTCAGCGTCTACCGTATCGATCATAGGGGTGTGGTCTGTGTCATCATCACAGACAAAAGTTTTTAGACTTTCAAAGGGGTCCATTCTTCTATTGGCGGGGTATCACTATTTATATGGGACTTACATCAACGCCTAAGCACCCCTGCCGTGTTGACTGCCCAACATATCAACTTGACATACGTTGATGAACTCTTGCGGTGATCTTAGTTCTACCTTTTGCGTCTGGATTTTGACCAGTTTCTTTCTTATATTTCAAGAAAGTAGAAACATCCTCTGGCAATGGGTCATTCTCCTCTTTTTGAGCAAATAACTCTTCAACAGAGTTTATCTCTTTATTATATCTGTCTTTAATAAATGAAAGAACGTCTTGTTCGCCAAACTCAGGAGTTTCCTCCTTCTGTTCAACTGGCTGTTCTTCAACAACCTCTTCTTTTACTTCTTGCTCTTGAGTTTCCTCTTGAGCTTTATTCTCCTCAAGAAGTTGTTCCTCAACCTCTTGTACTGATTTTGTTCCAGGTCCTTCGACCGCTTTTACTTTTAATTCCATTTTAATTTAATTTTATAGCGCAAAATTACGCATTATTTATACATTTATTTTAACGAGGTTCAAACTCAGCTAGATCGAATCCATCTAAGCTATCCTCGTTAGATTCAAAGTTAATAGGTGGTAAATCTTTCTTACGTTGTTCTATTAATTTTGACTGTTGAGAGTTCTGTTGACTGATTCTATCAGCCTTTGCTTTCTCTCTATTATCTTCTCTCTTTTGAAGAGATTCTACATCAACACCTTTTAACTGCATATTTAATTGAAACTCCAACTGCATTAGTTGTGTTTTTAATTGAGCCTCTCCTCTAAGTTTCTCTAGCTCAAAACCTGCCTTTGCTTGCTCAACCTGCATCTTAGCTTGTGCCTCTAATTGAGTTTTTTGTGCAGCCATTTGTGCAGCCATTTGTTGAGATTGCATTTGAGCTTGTTGCTGCTGTTGCAGTTTTTTCATCTCAAACTCTTTTCTCTCTTTATCTTTTTTCTTACGCTTTACTTTTAATAATTGATTCGCAAGTTTTACATTCCTAACCTCACGTATATCAATAGCGTCATCAAGATCTATAGATTGTTTAGATAAGGCCATCTGTATATTAGCCTCTAGCTGTTGCTTTTGCTCATCATCTGGTGCTACCTCTATAAAAATACCAAAGTCATATATATGTAAGTCTTTAATATCTTCTAGTAAGTTCACATTATATTTACCTATTTGCATAACAAACTCATCCTTATAAGGAGAATATTCTAATGCATCAGATATTCTACATGATAACGCTGTAGCTAAATCTCTAGTAATATCTAAAGTACCTTCTAGTACATGTCTAGTTGCTGTGTTACTATTTAATGCCGCAAGCTTTTGTAATCCAACTAATGAATTAGGATCAGGCATGGAGCCGTCTCTTGCTTCGTTTAATCCAGTAACGTCACGTAGCATTTGAAGATAATGATTATAACTACCTATAAGGCTACTAATTTTAGCTTGTCCAGAGTTTTTGGATAATTCTTGAATAGGAACACGAGCGTTATTAAACTCGCCATCTTGAGTATAGCTCCTACCTACAACAGAACCTGTTTGGAAGTATAGCCTTAAAGCGTCTTCTGGATTATAAGTGGCCCCATTACCTAAATCCACTTCGTTTAATCCGTCTGCATCTATAAATACACCATCTGGTACAACCTTTTGAATTACCTGTTGTAGCTTTAAATGTGTCATTTGTATAAGATCAGCAAACGGAACCATACGTCTTAGTAATGATTCAATATTGCCTTTATACATCCTTGGAGCACATGCTATATAATTAGGTAATGCATTTTGTGACGCTGACTTTGGTCTAATCATATTCTCAGCTAACTGCCATTTTAATACAATATTAGTACCCGCAACCATCACACCCTCGTACCAAACGTCTATTGTTTTTTCTATTTTTTCAAACCCTCTCTCTTCCATCATTTCTACTGGTGGGTTGAATGTATCTTCTTTTTGAATAACTTTTTCGCCTTTCTTTTTGTATACAATTTTTTTAGTTGTCTTGTAGTTAAAATATAAAAGTGTTACTGTGTCATTACTAAATAACGAGTTGTGATAATATTGAGACGAATGGAAGTGATCGTACCAGCTTTGACTATACTTAGATATTTTTTCTAAGTCATCATTGTTAACAGTAGGGTCTATTTTTACAACCTCTGTTATTGGTACTGTTTTTACCTCACCCCAATAAAAACAATCCTGAAAATTTGGATCCTCGGTGTAGCTATATACTACATTAGCTGGGTCTACATATTTTGTTTGGATACCTGCGTTAGGTAAGAACTCATGCTTTACAACACCAACACCTATAGTTGTCATATCATATATAACCCTCTTTCTGGTGTCATCGTATTTGTTCTCAGAAAGTATTGTGTTGATTGCTGCCTCTTCAGCTAACTCTATTGAGGATTTGTAATTTAACTGCATATGTAATTGCAATTCTTCATCGTTTTCTGGTAAGTTTTCTGGATCTGTATTGAAAGCATCAACACCTAGATCATTTTTTATTTGTGTTAGTACGTCTTTAGAGACCATATCTGCCTCTATATTATCTTGATAAGCATTCCTCTTATCAGCAGACATCGCATCCTGTGCGTATGCCTTTACATCAAACATCCTGTCTGACATTCCGTTTACAACAATATCTATAAATTTAGGAATAATAGGAACTGGTGTCCAGTCTAAATTCATATAAGACAAATCACCATCTACAGATAACTCATTCTTATACTTAGCAACAGACTGTTCAGCCCTTGCATATAATCTTAACTTATGGAAAGCATCCCATTGGTTAAAAAATTTAGATCCACCATTATCCCTTTTAAACCATTCGTATTGTATAGCCTGCCCTATTTTTAGTCCGAACTCTTTCGTACTCTTTTCCGCATCAGGTACATACTGGCTTGGGAATGAAGACGGATTTATTGCTATCTTTACTTCTTTCATTTAATTAACGCGCTAAATCTTCCTTCGTTATTATATCTTGCAAAGTTAATGCTTATTTTTGATTCTTTTTTAACCGTTTGATTCTGATACTGTTGATTTGCCATAATCGCTAGCC